AAGTTTCGTTGCGGATTACTCAGGATCATCAAGTCTAAACCCAAATTCTGCATTATCCATAAATTATCAAAGATTTTTATCAAATAGCAGCCAATTAAATATAGCCTCTAGTATGTTGGCGTCTGCTATAGAAAAATGGGAGCAAAATGCAGATACACCTGAAACGTGGACTGATTATGTTAAGGTAAATGAAACTTGGTCTAATTCTAGCGCATCATCAAATGAAACGTGGACTGACTATGTTAAGGTAAATAAAACTTGGGTTAATTCTAGCGCAGCATCAAATAAAACGTGGGCAACCTTGTAATGTTGCAATTTTACATATTTTATGGCAATGTGTTGCCAAACAGGAGACTTAATAATGGCTGATACTACGACAACCACATATAGCTTAGTAAAGCCAGAAGTTGGCGCGTCTGAAGATACTTGGGGTACTAAGATAAACACCAACTTAGATAGCGTTGATAATTTATTAGATGGGACAACACCTGTCACGGGTATTGATATTAATTCAGGCACAATTGATGGCACACCTATCGGTGCAAATTCTGCGTCAACAGGTGAATTTACCAATGTAACAGTAACTGGAAATGTTGACGGCAGAGATGTTTCAGTTGACGGCACAAAATTAGATACAATTGAAACTAGTGCTAATAATTATGTGCATCCAACAGACGCGGGTAATAAACATATACCAACTGGCGGTACTGTAGGTCAAATATTAGAAAATTCCGCTTCAGGTACAGGTGTGTGGGCTGATGCTTCTGCCACAGACCCTCACACATTTCTAGCTGTTACGGGTACGACCCCAAGTTTAGATGTAGGGTCTTACAACTACTTTGATAATGGGACTCTTACTGCGAACACTACAGTTAGCTTTGCTAGTGTACCTACAAACGCCAAGTGGCAGTATAGCTTTAACTCAGGGGCTGATGCTACAACTGCTTGGGATTTATCGACTGCTGTACTTTCAAGATCGACAAGACTATTCGAAGATATTAGTATGTTTGATGTATTCTTTAAGCCTGATGGTCTAAAGATGTATACTGTTGGGGGAACAACCCCTGATAGCGTATACGAGTACGATCTTAGCACGGCTTGGGACATTACAACTGTTACTTTCAATCAATCATTCTCAGTAAATCCGCAAGAGACTGCACCAACCGGCATATTCTTTAAGCCCGATGGCGTTAAAATGTATGTTGTAGGAGGTACTAACGATAAAGTTTATGAATATAATCTTAGCACAGCTTGGGATATTAGTTCGGCTACTTTCATACAAGATTTTTCTGTATCGCCTTATGAAACTACACCGCACGGAGTATTCTTTAAACCTGATGGTCTTAAAATGTATATTATAGGCTTAGCTGGCAAAGACGTTAATGAATATAATCTTAGCACAGCTTGGAATGTTACTACGGCAGTCTACGCACAGGCACAAAGTGTCGCTCAGCTTTATCCCACAGGTGTATTCTTTAAGCCTGATGGTTTTGAGATGTATATTACTGATGTTAATGAAGATACTTTAAAACAATATACTCTCAGCACAGCTTGGAACGTTTCTACGGCAACCCTCACAAATACTCTTNATGTAACAAAAGAAGCAGAAGTACCTGATGGCATTTTCTTTAAGCCTGATGGAACTAGGATGTATANTATGGATCGCGNCACTAAGTCTATAATTGAGTTTGATATTCAAAGCCCTTACGCAATAACANTACCGGCTGCTGTAGTAGGTAAACCTAGCGNTCTGCTACAAGGAAGAAGGGTAACTTATGATTTTCAAACAGCAGATGCTGGGACAACAGTTAACCTAATAGGTGAGAGTCAAATTAATATAAATTAATAAAACTAAAATAACTTTTGAAATTCATTTACATGGTTTGCCAAATAGTAACAAGGAAATAACATGCCACTAATACCGCTAGATATACCGCCCGGTATTTACCGAAATGGCACAGAATTACAATCGTCAAATCGCTGGCGAGATAGTAATTTAATACGTTGGGTCGATGGGACTATGCGCCCAATTGGTGGGTGGCGTGTTCGATCTGATACTGCGGCTGACGCAAAAGTCAGGGGCTTACTTACGTGGGTTGCGAATGACCAAAGCAGATACATTGTCGGTGGAACATACAATAAATTATATAGTTGGACTTCTGCGGGTGTGAGACACGATATAACTCCAACAGGACTTACATCAGGTAGGGAAAGTGCAGAATCATTTACTGGGTATGGCGGTAGTTTTTATGGTAATTATGCATACGGCGTAGCTAGGCCAGACACTGCAAGAACACAGCCCGCCACAACTTGGACGTTAGATAACTGGGGTGAATATCTTTTGGCATGTAGCCCAGACGATGGGAAGATATACGAGTGGCAATTAAGTAATTCTACCCCTGCTGCTGTAGTGGCAAACGCGCCAATAGACAATGAAGCTATTGTTGTTACTGAAGAAAGATTTTTGTTTGCGCTTGGTGCAGGCGGCAATCAACGTAAAATACAATTTAGCGACAGGGAAGACAACACCACATGGACGCCAGACGCAACCAATGAGGCTGGTGATATTGAATTAAACACAAGTGGCAGAATTATGGCTGGTGTTCGAGTGCAAGGCCAGACGTTAATATTAACAAGTACAGACGCGCACGTTGCCAACTACATTGGCGCGCCATACGTTTATGGTATTGAGCGTGTTGGCTCTAGCTGCGGATTAATAGCTAATAAGGCATATGCGTCAGTTGACCAAGGTGCATTCTGGATGGGTAATCACTCATTTTATGTGTATGCAGGCGGCGTAGCCCAACAGCTTGAAAGTGAAGTATCTGATTATGTATTTAGCGATATAAACCGCGCACAAATCAGCAAGGCGTTTGCTGTACCTAACAGTACATATGGTGAGATATTCTGGTTTTACCCATCAGGATCGTCTACTGAAAATGATAGATACGTTGTTTATAATTATGTTGAACGCACTTGGTACATTGGCGAACTTGGCAGAACAGCAGGCGCTGATATGGGTACATTTAAGCAGCCGTTCTGGGTTTCTGCTGACAACAATAAATTATACGAACATGAGATTGGGTTTAATTACGATAGTTTATCTCCATTTGCCGAGAGTGGGTCTATATCATTAGGTGTAGGCGATAATGTTATGGCGGTAACTGAAATGATCCCAGATGAAAAGACGCAGGGCGATGTTACTGTAACATTTAAATCAAGGTTTTATCCAAACGGCACAGAAAGATCATATGGATCGTTTTCAATGTCAAACCCAACTTCATTAAGGTTTACAGGCAGGCAAATAAGATTAAGAGTAGACGGCAACACTTTAGGAGATTGGCGTGTTGGCATTAATAGGCTAAACATTACACCGGGCGGTAGAAGATGAGCGAGCAGCAACAGCGAGCGCCAGATATAATTGGTAATGATTGGCGTACATGGGGTCGCCGATTAATCGCCTATATTGCCCAAACGAGGTCTACATTAGTTCAGCAAAATGGAGATGAGAGCGCAGCAGAAGACGGCACTCTTATGTGGAATCGAGTATATAAATATCCAGTTGTGAGTGAGGGCGGGGAATGGCGTCAGATCGTAATGGAAGGCGGACACGCTAACTTTATTAAAACATCAGACGTTACACCAGCTTTAGCAAATACGGCATACAAGCTGACTTATGACGCACCAACTGGCAATTCAAAGATTACGCAAGGCACGCCAGCAAGTAGAATTGTATTTGAAGAGGCTGGGGAATATGTATTATCATTTTCTGTGCAAATATCATCAACAAGTGGTAGCACAGTGCATTTTTACTTTTGGCCTAGCATAAATGGCACGGCATCAGCAAATGGTGCTATGACAACTGCACTACATCAGAACAATGCTACACTCGTTACATCCAGAACGCAGATATTTACTGTGGCGGCTGGTGATTATCTTGAGGTAAACTACATGATAGATAATACAGCTGGATTTTTAAATTACACAGCTGCATCATCTCCAGTGCCAGCTATACCATCCTCAACATTAT